TAAATCAGCTAATAAGTACTATACTAAGTTAATTCAAGATAAAAATCAAATGAGAAAGATATTCTTACCTAAGAAGCAACAAGCTGAATTAGTGGGTAGATTATTTTTAGATGAAGAAATTATAGATGCATCACAAGTTTCTATTATTAAAGCAGAAATGAAAGATCCATCCTATAATTATAATTCTGATATTAATAATGCTTGGACATTTTATAATCATGTTACACATGCATTTAAAAAATCTCACCCAAGAACATGGATGAGTGATCAAGTTAAGTTTCATGAATTTATGACTGCAGAACTTTTAAGTCAATCAAAATTAACTTCTATGGATAAAAATTGGATAGATGTTAATGGTGATGGTCATATACCTGGACCACAATCTGCAGGAGTATATAGTCAAGCTGTAATGACAGGATCAGACTTTGATGCTGATATGGAAGCACAAGATTATGATACATTTGAAGAGTGGAAAATATGATCACTAAAGATATTAGAAAAAGTATGAAGATTCGTCCATCAGGACGGTCTTCAGACTTTATATCTCCAAGTTTTGGATGGGGTTGTCTATATGACTGTTCCTATTGTTATATGAAAAGACATAAACCAGAAGGTTTATCTATAGCAACAAACACTTATCAAATACT